GTTGTACGTATGAGCCGAGGCCGCAACAGTCTGACAGTCAAGGCGAACCTCACGGGCCTCAAGCAAATGCTCGGGGCGATTGCCACTGACATCGACGAGGCGGTTCGCCCCGCGTCGCAGGCTGCTGCGCAGGTCTTCTACGACGAAGTCAAAAAGAACGTGAGCCGCATTGGCCGTAAAACTGGCAACTTGGATCGCTCGATCTACCAGGTGTACAGCCAGACCCTGTCCACACCGCAAAAAGCGGTCTACCACATCAGCTGGAACGCTCGGGTTGCACCTCACGGTGGTCTGGTCGAGTATGGGCACATCCAGCGTTACGTTGCGTACGTCAACCCCAAGGGCGAATGGAAGACTGCGATCCGGCCTGACATGCAAGGTAAACCCAAACCAAAGCGCAACGCCCCGCAGGCGATCAAGGACGCGTACTACGTGCCGCTGGCTGGCGGACCGAAATTTGTGGCTGCGCAGCCTTACATCCGACCGGCGCTGGACAAGACCTCGCAAGCTGTGGCAGCCGCAGAGAACGTAATCTACAAAATCATGACAGGTGGTGCAGGCTATGAGCGTCGAAGCTGACATTTTCACTGTGCTCGGACCTTTGGTCAGCAACCGCGTCTATCCTGACACGGCACCGCTGAACACGACCAAGCCTTACATCGTCTACCAGCGCATCGGTGGCCGCGTGATCACGCCTTTGGGCAAGGACATCCCGGACAAGCAAAACGCTCGGGTGCAGGTCATGTGCTGGGCTGCCACACGGTTGGGCTCCAGCAATTTGGCTTTGCAGGTCGAAGACACTATGCGCACCAGTGAGGTGTTTGTGGCGTGCTCGCCTGAGTCTGCGCCGGTGTCCATGAACGAGCCTGATTTGGGGATTTACGGCGCTGCGCAAGACTTCACGATTTGGTACTCCCGGTAACGCTATTGCGTTTAACGCTGCCCCGCGAGTAAAATGCGCGCATAGGGTAGGATTGGCCTGGCCCTAAACTCGTCGCAAGACAAAGTGCAACAGGGCTAAGTCCCGCAAAGGAGTACTTAATATGGCTTATTTTTTCCCCGAAGGTAGTAAATTCTACTTCTCTAAGACGTTCGCGTCCCCTAAGACAATCACAGCGTTGAGCAATGCTTCTCCTGCGGTTGCCACTTCCACCTCGCACGGTTACACCGATGGCGATGAAGTCATTTTGACTTCTGGCTGGGAAGACGCCACCGACACAGTGTTTAAAGTGGACCAGCTCACTGCTGACACTTTCAGTCTGTTGGGCTTGAACGCCACTGACACCAACTTCTACGCTGCTGGTACTGGTACTGGCACCGCGTCGAAAGTGTCGGCATGGACTGAAATCCCCCAGTGCTTGACCATTGCGACTTCTGGTGGTGACGCGCGTTTCACAACGATCAACCCCATCGCTCGCCGCAACGCGATCAACATCCCTACAGGCTTCAACGCCACCAGCATCACGCTGACTCTGGGTCACGATCCATCGAACGCCAACTACGAAACCATGCTGGACATCAGCCGTACGCTGTCCAAAGTGGCCTTCAAGATGGTCTTGTCTGGTGGCGCTGTGACTTACGGTTACGGCTACATGAGCGTGTCTGAGGCTCCAAGCCTGAACGTGAACCAGGCCAACAGCGTGACTGCTGCCTTGACCTTGTTGGGTCGTAGCATTTCCTATGCGACCTGATATAGCATAGAATATGCTTGCCAAAGGCCCACCCTTTCGGTGGGCCTTTTTTACGCCAGCGAACAACAGGTCGCTCCTGCGCTGGTCTTTTTGAAACTAGGAGAAAACAAATGGCAAAAATCGTGTTGGGTAAGCGCCCAAAGAACTTCAAAACCAAAGTCAGTTTCCCAATGCTGGATGGCGAGACAGGTACTATCGAGGTGTCTTACATCTACCGCACCCGCACTGAATTTGGCACTTTGATCGATGGCTTGATGACCGACGCAGGCGTGGACACCGAGAACGCGACAGAAGAATCGCAAAAGTTTTCGCTGGCGCAGGCGCTTGAGAAGACCCGCGACACCAACGCAGACTACATCTTGCAGGTGGCTGACGGCTGGAATATCGATGAAGAGTTCACCCGCGAAACCGTGGCACAGCTGTGCGATGAAATCCCAGCTGCTGCGCTGGCGATTATGAACACGTACCGCAACGCGATCACTGAAGGTCGCCTGGGAAACTGAAGCAGGCCGTAGAGGCGCTCTACTCACGGGAAGAAAAGCCCACAGAGGGGAACGCTTTTGCGGCAGCACTTGCGGCCACCGTCAACTCGAAAGAAGTTGAGGTTTGGCCGGAAAACTGGCAAACTATAGACCTGTTCATCCAAATCTCCACGCAGTGGAGAGTTGGCATGGCCGGGCCTACGGGGCTGGATTACAACGTCCTGTTTCGATTGCTAGATCAGCGCGGCCTGTCCAAAGAAGAATGGGGTCATCAGTTTGACGACATTCGTATAATGGAATCAGCCGCATTGGAGTCTATGCGGCAATCTTCTAGTTAAGGTGCTGCATGGCTACTGACAATCGCAAAATCCAGATTGAAACCGAAGTCGTAGCCAATACGGATGCGCTTCAGAAGGTCGAAGCGGATTTTAAAAAGGTAGCCGACGAAGCGGTTCGCTCTGGGCAAAAAGCCTCTCAGGGGCTGGAGCGCATGGGCGAAGGCGCGGATGCCGCGTCAGAAAAAGTTGGTCGCTCGACCAAAAGCATCATTGCCGCCGTTCAGCGCACGACCGTTGCGATGGAATCGGGCGGCAGGTCCACCGCCGAATATTACAGACTCTTGGCGCAGCAGCGTGGGGCGGACCCCGCGCAGCTGGAGCCGTACCTGCAAAAGCTCCGTGAGATCGAGACCGCGCAACGCGCCGCCAGCACTGGCTTGCAGCAAGCTGGTCGCCAGCTCGATAAGTTCGGAAATACGGCCAAAGCCACTGCGGCGGCCTTGCGCCAGGTTCCAGCGCAGTTTACCGACATCGTGGTTTCGCTTCAAGGCGGCCAAGCACCGCTGACTGTGCTCTTGCAGCAGGGTGGTCAGCTGCGTGACGTGTTTGGTTCCGCAGGGGCTGCGGCGCAGGCTTTGGGCGGCTACATCCTGAGTTTGGTTAACCCGTTCACCGTTCTTGCCGCGGCTGTCGGTGGCGTTGCCGTTGCCTATGAGCTTGGACGCAAGGAAGCCGCAGAATTTAGCAAAACTTTGATTTTGACCGGCAATGCTGCCGGCACGTCCGCAACACAGCTGTCGGCTTTGGCCGCTCGCATTGATGGCGTAATTGGCACGCAGTCCAAGGCTGCCGAGGTGCTTAACTTGCTGGCGCAGTCCGGCAACGTGGGCGCGGCCAGTTTTGAGCGACTGACTGTTGCGGCAATTGCGTTTGAGCGCGCAGGCGGTGGTGCGGTTGAGGACGTGGTCAAGAATTTTGCCAACTTGGGCAAAGACCCCTTGACAGCCACGCTCAGGCTCAACGAGGGCATGAACTACCTCACTAAGTCAACTTTGGAGCAGATCACGGCGCTTGAGCAACAGGGTCGGGCGATTGAAGCTGCCAAAGTGGCGCAGGACGCTTATGCTGCTGCGCTGGAACGCGCCACACCTCAGCTGGTTCAGAATTTAGGTTATGTTGAGCGTGCTTGGGGTGGTGTGAAAGACGCGGCGAAAGAAACCGCTGATTTCATCTTAGGTATTGGCCGCGCCACCACGCCTGAAGACACCCTTGGCAAATTGCGCACGCAGCTTGCCAATGCAGAGGCTTTGCGCAGTGCGGCGCAAGCTCGCGGTCAGAATGTGTCGGGTGACTCGCCTGACATTACGGCTTTGCGCGAGCAAATTGCTTTGCTGGAAAAGGGCGTCACGGCGTCCAAGCAACGCGCACAAGCCGAGCGCGACACTGGCTTGGCCGTCAAGCAATTGGCCGATTTCCAGAAAGACTCGCTGAAATACCAGAGCGACGAGGCCAAGTTTGCTGCGGCCAAACTGGAAATTCAAAACAAGTATTCACTGGCAGTGCGCGAGGGCTACGTTACAGAGCAGCAATTGCTCGACATGATCGAGGCCAAGCGCAAAGAAATTTTCAAGGCGGAAAAAGCCTCGGTTGACACCCAGCTGGGCTCGTTGCGCGGTCGCGTGCAAGCCGAGCAGCAGCAACTAGATTTGCTGCGCAGCCAAGGCGCGCAAGCAGAC